TTAGTAATAGTATAACTCTGCGTTACTGTTTGGTCATTTTCCCAAAAGATATTGTCACTTCCAGCACCTTGAGCACCAGCGCCAGAAGCTGCCCAACTTAAAGTTCCGGAGGCATCAGATACAAGAGCATAACCAGCAACAGATGCATCGGTAGCTGGTAAAGTCCATACAACATTAGAAGAAACTGTAGCTGGTGCTTGAAAACCTACATAATTACTACTATCAGAATCAGCAAAACGTAAATCATTTTGAGCCTGTAATGTTATACCACTCGAATCCATTATTAATCTTTCTGTTCCGCTAGAAGAAAATCCCATTACATTTGCAGATTTTCTAAATAATCCTAAATCTGTATCTGTATCAAAACTTATTGCAGGAGCAGAGGCAGTTCCAGCATCATCAGCAAGAAAAGCACCTGTCATAGTACCACCAGCTTTAGACAATAAACCTAAATTAGCTTGGTCTATATTTCCTATTTCAGTAAATCCACCATTACTAGAGTTTCTTATTTTTAAAATATTTGTAGTGGTATTCAAAAAAGGCATACCAGCTACACATTGACTTGAAGTTAAGTCAGATGATTTTGAATTACTTGATTGGATTGCAGCAAAAACATTATTAAGGTCAGTTCTTACATTG